GAAAATGGACTTTGGGATTTATTTGATGAGATTCAAAGAAAATATTTCCCACAAACTATTCTTAATGAATTTATAATTAAAGATCCTGAAAAACTGAATCGCAGAATTGGCAGAGATGTTGATAGAGCAATTCAAAATGTAACTTCAGAATATGATCGTATTATTGAAGAAGCAGATCAAAAATATAAACCAAAATATGTTGATGAAAAGAATGATGAAAGTGTCTGCTATACTGATGAATGTAAGGCACTTGCACCTCCAATGAGAATTTGTGCAGTTTGGGTAGAAGATTGTCCAAAAAACTGACTATATAAACATATCCTATTTTATTTTGGAGATTATTATGTCCGTATCACAAGAACTACTGAGTGCTGTTGAAGCATGGAAAGTAGAAGACGAAAAGTTTGCTGCTGGCAATAGTGCAGCAGGAACTCGTGCTCGTAAGGCACTTCAGGAGATTGCCAAGCTGGTCAAGGCACGTAGAACCGAGATTACCGAAGAAAAGAACGCTCGTAAGGAAGCAAAGGGTTGACTTTAGTGCCCTGATGCCTTATAGTGGTATCACGGGTGAAGGAGGTCCAAACTTCTTATAAATCCCACACCTCCCATGCCTCTCAACGATGCACAAACAGGGAGGTTCCTTATGTCCCGTTAGCTCAGGAGACAGAGCAATTCTCTTCTAAAGAATCGGTCGTGGGTGCGAATCCTACACGGGACGCTTTCGAATAATGCTATATTACTTGTATAAATAAACACACTTAGGTCGAAAACAATGTCTTTCCAAATGAACAAACAGATTATTACCAGCGATTGCCGCTATTGGCATATCGAGGGTACTCCCCTGTTTGCGAATATGGAAAAACATATGTAAGATGTAATCCATAAAAGCAAAAGAAAGGGGAGAGAAACCAAAAGTTTTCTCCCCTTTTTTATTGCCTGTGACAGTTTCCTAAGTGTCCACCAATCTCCCCCCAGAGACCAAACGGTGATATTCTTAAAGGGTGGTTGAGAGACCACCAGCACATCGACAACCGAATATTTTCCACATTATATGGGTCTGTAACTCAGTTGGTAGAGTAGCGGGCTTTTAACCTGTAAGTCGTCGGTTCGATCCCGACCAGACCCATCGTGGGAGGATTTCCGAGTGGCTAAAGGAATCTGACTGTAAATCAGACGGCTCTGCCTTCGCAGGTTCGAATCCTGCTCCTCCCACCTTGACCCATTAGTGTAGCGGTCTATCACGCCACCCTGTCACGGTGGAGATCACGGGTTCAAATCCCGTATGGGTCGTTGCTACTCTGCCTATGGAGTGTTCCTCCTTGGCGGTTGTAGCATCAAGTTCCTATCGACTAGCGGTTAGGTCACTACCCTTTCAAGGTGGCAGCACGGGTTCGAATCCCGTTAGGAATACTATGGAAACATAGCTTAGTTGGTAAAGCATTCGACTGATAATCGAAAGACCACTGGTTCGAGTCCAGTTGTTTCCATTGGAAGTGTGGCAGAGTGGCTTAATGCAGCGGTTTGCTAAACCGCCGATGTCTTTAAGAGGCATCCGTTGGTTCAAATCCAACCACTTCCGCCTCAGCAGTATAGCTCAGTGGTAGAGTACGGGTTTCATACGCCTATGGTCGGTAGTTCAAATCTACCTACTGCTATGTGTCGTTAGTCTAATGGTAAGACAGGAGATTGTGGTTCTCTGTATGAGGGTTCGATTCCCTCACGGCACCCCATTCTGAGGTCGCCAAGTGGTAAGGCAGCGGGTTTTGGTCCCGCCATTCGTGGGTTCGAATCCTACCCTCAGAATTTGTCCTCTTAGCTCAGTGGAATAGAGCAATCGGCTACGAACCGATGTGTCGTAGGTTCAAATCCTACAGAGGACGCTTGACAAACTTCTTAAAGTTTGTTACTATATAAATTGTTGGAGGTTAAGTCCCTGTTATGTCCTTATGAGATATATTACACTTAACCCATCTTGGGGAATTAACTCAGTTGGTAGAGTATCGCCTTTGCAAGGCGGGTGTCAGGAGTTCGAGTCTCCTATTCTCCATTGGAGATTTATTCTCCATATATAAAAGTGATAGAGCGTAAGTCCCTGTTATATCCTTATGAGGTATATCACACTTATGCCATCATTCCGAGTAGCCCGCAAGGTGCGGGAGCAAACTGTTAATTTGTTATAGGTCAGTTCGATTCTGACACTCGGAGTTTTACCCTTGAAATATGCTATTATTATAAATAGTAATAAAATATTTGTAGGGTATGTCTAATAAAAAAGCAGTTTCTGATTATAGAAGAAGAGCAAAAGAATATGCTTTAAAAGCATTTAAAGAAAAATGTGGAATATGTGGATATAATAAATGTATCGGGGCATTAGAGTTTCATCACTTAAATCCTGATGAAAAAGATTTTGGTTTATCTTCAAAAGGAGTAACTCGTGCTTGGAGTAAAGTTTCTGATGAACTCAAAAAATGTGTTTGTCTTTGTGCTAACTGTCACAGAGAAGTTCATAATGATATTACCAGTATTCCAGATGATGTGGTAAGATTTGATGAGGAATATACTATTTGGAAAAGTGAGTTTACTAAAAAAATGATTCCTTGTCCAGTATGTAATTCTGAAATGTCTATTAGGCAGAAATATTGCTCTGATAAATGTGCTAAAAAGGTTAGAGAAAAGGCAAACTATCCAAGTGATGAAGAACTTTTAGAAATGGTTAAAAGTTATGGTTATTCTCATACTGGTAGAGTTTTTGGTGTAAATGGAAATTCTATTAAAAAAAGATTACAGCGACGAGGACTATTGACAACTACGTCAAAATAATGTAACATATATAAGTCGGTTCTGGGTGGAACTCCCAGAAGTTCCGTTAGGGACTGTCCTTTGTAGGTTCGATACCTACATCTTCCTTATGGGAGATAAGAACGGCTACTGGAAACCTTACTAAATCCTAAGTTTTCTTAGGTCGGGGATTTGATCACCCCCGTGTTGCCCTATAAGCATTGTGGTGATGCAGCAGTTTTGTAAACTGCAGAGAACAGTTCAATTCTGTTATGGGGCTTGACATAATACTCATTATGTCATATACTTCATATGTCCGTGTGAAGGCAAGTGCCGGGAGAGTCAAATCTCCCACATTGCGGATTTAATTCAGTGGTAGAATGGCTGCCTTCCAAGCAGTTCGTCAGGGGTTCGAATCCCCTAATCCGCTTGCTCCATAATTCCTGGAGCTTCTAAATAAACACTGTAGTTGTAAATCTTAACACAATATGACTTTTCAAAATATTATTGCTGCCGGTGTAGTTGCTGCGTCTTCTATCGCTTCTCCTGCAATGGCACAAGTCACCAGCGTTAAGCAACTGGGTGATGTTCAACCCACCCAGTGGTCTTATCAAGCAATCACTAATCTGGTAGAGCGTTACGGTTGTGTTGCTGGTTATCCTGATGGCACTTTCCGTCCCGGTCAACCTGCTACTCGTGCTGAACTTGCTGCTCTGACGAATGCCTGCCTTGACCGCATTAGTGAGTATCAAACCGCTGCTGATGCTGCTCTTGCCGCTGCCCTGCGTGCTGAATTCTCTAAAGAGATTGCTGCAACCAATACTCGTGTGAGTGCTCTTGAGGTTGCTGCTGCTCAAAAGGCACAAGGAGTTGGTAACTATCTAGGTGTTGGTGTGCTTCTCGATCAGCAAGGTGTTGCTGGCAATGGTTACAGTGCTCAGCGTACTGTTTCTGGTGCCACGATTCAAGCACGATATGCCGTGAAGAACTTCACTAATCTGAATGCTGTTTCGGTCCGCCCCTATGCCAACCTTGTTGGTAGTCCTGCTGGTCAAATCGGTGCTGGTGGTGGTGCTCTGGTTTCCTATGATTGGAGTATTTCCCGTGCCAAGAGTGGTGTGAGTCGTGCCAATGTGTATGCTGGTGCTGGTTATCAGATTCCTTTCGTGAATGAAACTGCTGCTAACTATCAGTCTGCTGTCGGCAATCGTGGTCAATTTGTTCTTGCTCTTGGAGTCGAAGGTCGTATCAGCAATTCACTCGTTGGTTTTGCTGACCTGAAGTTCCCTACCACCAATTCTGCTAACAGTTACGGTGCTACCAATGGAACTTACTCACCAGTCTTCACTACTGGTCTTGGTTTCAAGTTCTGATATTTGAATACATAGTGTGAATTGGGGAGTTGACAACGACTCCCCTTTTCAGTATAATAAGTATCGAGTCAGGAGGATTATGTCTCTTATATCCCAAATGGACCGCCAAATGGTTATTGAAGCACTTGAATATTACGTTCAGAAACTCAAAGAAGATAACTGCACCGAGAATTCTATTACTGCATTTCAAACACTTCTTAATTGGATAGAACTGGAGTATTATAAGAATGAAAATTAATTTGTGGTTCTGCTCCGAAATGAATCATTGGAGGTGGACTCTCTGCGATAGTTCTCGTCCAATTCGTAAACAGGAATCTGGGCAAAGAGAAAATCTCCGTGATGCTATGAGCGATATTGCCAATACTGTAGAGTATATGCTAGGATCTCATTGATTTTATTGCCCGATGACCCAGCAAGTGAAGGGACCTGATTTACACTCAGACATCGACGGGAGCATTACCTGTATCGGGCACTTATTATAAATACTTGAAAAGTATTGGTGTAATGGAAAAACTTTATAAATTATTAAGTGATACTCAAGCATCACTTTTTTTGCTATTCCAAAAAACCTGGGTCTATCACTGGCATGTTGTAGGACCAGACTTTAAGCAAATTCATGATTTGTTTGGAGATCAATATGAAGCAATTCAAGAAGAAGTTGATCGTATAGCAGAACATATGAGATTTTTGGGTATTAAACCTATCAGCTCTTTATCTAGAGTTCTGGAAGTCTCTGGTGTTGGGGAAGCAAAAACTAATATTTCTGAAATGGAAATGATTAAAGATTTACTTGATGGGCATAAAAAGATTATAGATATGTTAGGTGAAGTTGCTGAAGAAGCAGAAGCACAAAAGTCAAGAGGAACTGTTAATCTTGTTGATGATTTAAATGAAGCACACGGTAAGTTCGTTTGGATGCTTCGTTCATTTACTGAATAATTAATTGTAAAGATGGAAAATTTAAAAATTAGATGTAAATCTTGCGGAAGTGAGATAGAAGGAAAGTCTGGAAAAACAGTTGCGTGTGGATGCCCTAATATGGCAACTGTTCGTAATAATGAAAATATTGCGGCACTTGACTTATCAAAGGTTGTCATAATAAACTATATGAGTACCAAAGAGAAATCTAATGTTCTTACTAATGAAGACCTTGCCTTTCAAGAAGCAAGGCGTCGGCGTAAAGTAAGACGCTTAGATTTTGAAGTCCGATAAGGACTTATTTGGAGAGAGTCCGGTTGGTCGAGGACACCGCCTTGAAAGCGGCTGGGTTTAAAAGCTTCGCAGGTTCGATTCCTGTTCTCTCCGTTACAAATGCTACAAAATTTTAGATTTTTTTAATCTATATTTTTGTATCAACACATAGTTGACATTTGCAAAATACTTACTAAGATAACTAGTAAGTATCAAACTAAATTCCCAATGGATGATCACACTTACCAAAATTGGGTGAAAATTAAAGCAACCTTTGAAAACTCTGGTAATACTGACAATACATTTTACCGAAGAGCGTGTGAAATAGTCAAAACCAAAAAAGATCCTCTCGCAAAGTATCTTGGAGATAAGAATGACTAACACACTTATAGTTGCTGTTATTCTTCTCGGATTAATTTCATTCTTCATTCAGTGGAGTCTTACGCACGCATATGGATAAGCAAAGATATAGTTTCGCTATGACTTGCTTTGTAAGGTCTTATGGCAGACATGTCTTGAATGATAATCACATCAAACAGTTTTGTAGGGAATGGTCTGAATGGGGGGTAGATGCTCCATTAGGCGATATTGTAGATCAATACTTCCATTATGAATATAAGAATTGGAGAGGAATATGATTTTTCACATTGTGGAATATCTGGCACAAAGTCCAGTTTGGTTGGGTCTTTGTGGGGCAGGATTGACAGTTGCCCCGATTATGGGTATAATGCTTATACACAAACAAAATGGTAAGTAACTTGTTTTGAGATAATCCCGAAACTTATTACTTTTATAAATAGTTATAAGAAAAGGTTTTTATCTTTTATGAAAAGGCATACCACTAAAGAACAACTTTTGAGTGCTTGTGTAGGATCAAATGGTCCAGCACAAGTTTTAAAAAAGTTAGGTTTGTGTGAAAATGGAGCAACTCGTGCTTATCTTAAAAAAATTGCTTTGCAATATGATGTAGAAATACCAAAGTATGAAACTCCAAGAAAATATGAATTAATTGAAAAAAAATGCCCTGTTTGTGGTAAAATATTTACAGCATCAAAGGGTAACAAAAGAGAAAAAACAGTTTGTTCTCGTGCCTGCTCTAATACACATTTTAGAAGCGGGGAAAATAATCCAAACTTTAAAGATGGATTTGATGGTGATAAAGCATATAGAAAAATATGCTTCAAATATCATCCAAAAAAATGCTGCATTTGTGGATTTGATCACATTGTTGAAGTTCATCATATGGACTGTAACAAGGAAAATAATAACCCAAATAATTTAATTCCTCTGTGCCCAAATCACCATAGAATGTTTCATTCAAGATATCGTCAGTTAGTATCTCCACTAATTGAAGACTATATAAAATATAACCAGGAGTAAGTCAGCGGTAGACGGCACCGTTTGGGGCGGTGAAGACGTTGGTTCGATCCCAACCTTCTGGATTGCCAGTTTCTTCACTGGTACACTTGACACAAAACTCTCCAACCCTTATAATACTAGAGTAAACAAATCAAAGCAATGTCTCTGGCTATCAAATTCAAGAAAGATATTAGTACTCTTCGTGCCGCAGCGAATGGTGATTTTTATCTTGATGTAAAGAATCCGAAACTTTATAAAAAGATTCGTCGTTATTATCAAAATGAAGGAGTAATCTTCTCCGATGATCCTTTGGATAATTATGATATTCTTATTGAGTGCATCGCTCAAGATCTTGAATCTGTTGAAGTTGCATGATTAAAGTTCTTTTAGAGCGTGAAGGATATCGCTTTATTGAATCGGGTATTCTTGAGATAAACGGTAAACCTGATTATCGTTTACAAAAGCAAAATTATTACACCAAACGATGGAATGATATTTATCTTTTTGATAATAGTCTACAATGTTCTACTGCAATGGAGGATCACCAATATTGTAGGTGGTTAGATCCAGAAAGAGTTCCTTGTTATATAAAAGATGACAAAGAAGACACGGATGGTCTATAACAGCACTTGTCAGTTATGAATCCCCCTTATGTCTAAAACAAGTATCCTGAGATACATTGGCAACTTTCTCCTCTTACTTGGTTATCAAATCATGTTGTGGGGAGATTTTAAAAGTGGTTTGATGATAAAATTTATCGGAGGACTACTCGGTATTCCTTTTGCTATCAAGCTCAAACTCTGGGATGTGTTATTTTTAATATCATTTTTTGGCATTTCTGAGATATCAAAATTATCCCAACTTTTCTTGGTTTCGTAAAACCAAGTGGTGGAGTCAAGTTCAAACCCTGATTTGCCCTCGTCGTATGGGCATTATAAGTGACGACTGGTGCGGATGGGACTCTCTCCCGCCTGGTTTCTTATTTCCAGTCAAAGAATAAGTGGCGAGCCTAAAGACCCCAAAGGGGGAGTTGCATAAACTCTCCTTTTTTGCTATAATAATAAAAAAGTAGTTCTTATATGAAAGTTGCTTTAATTTCTGGGATCACGGGGCAAGATGGTTCATATCTTGCCGAACTTCTTTTGGAAAAAGGATATGAAGTTCACGGTATTATTCGTCGTGCCTCCCAAATCAATACGCAAAGAATAGATCATATTTACAATCAAATTAAGTTGCATTATGGAGATCTTACTGACTCTACAAATCTTGTGAGAGTTATTCAGCAAGTTCAACCCGATGAAATATATAATCTAGGTGCTCAAAGTCACGTAAAGGTTTCTTTTGAGATGCCTGAATATACTGGTATGGTTGATGGTCTTGGAACTCTTCGTATTTTAGAATCAGTTCGTCTTCTTGGAATGGAAAATAAGACTCGTATCTATCAAGCATCAACATCAGAAATGTTTGGTAAAGTACAAGAAATTCCTCAAAAAGAAACCACGCCTTTTTATCCTCGTTCACCTTATGGAGTTGCAAAAGTCTATGGATACTGGATTACAAAAAACTACAGAGAATCTTACGGACTACACGCAAGTTCTGGAATTCTTTTCAATCACGAATCCCCTAGAAGAGGAGAAACTTTTGTCACAAGAAAAATCACTAGAGGATTATCACGCATTTCAGTTGGGGAACAAGATATACTATATCTCGGGAATTTAAATGCCAAGAGGGACTGGGGACACGCCAGGGACTTTGTAGAGGCGATGTGGTTAATGCTTCAGCAGGATGAACCTGATGACTATGTAATCGCCACAGGAGAGCAGTATTCGGTGCGTGAGTTCGTTGAGGAAGCAGCACCCTATTTTGGAATGAAGATTGCTTGGGAAGGTGAAGGACTTGATGAAGTTGGATATGATACTTATTCTGGAAACCAAGTCATTCAGGTCAATCCTAAATATTTTAGACCTGCTGAAGTAGAGACTTTATTAGGTGATGCCACTAAGGCAAAGAAAAAATTAGGTTGGGAACCTAAAATTTTATTTAAACAATTAGTTGAGGATATGTGCATTTATGGACAATAGTATGTTTCATAAAATAGAAAAATGTAGAGTCTGTGGTAATGAACATTATTCCACAGTTTTAGACCTGGGAAATCAATATCTATCTGGAATTTTTCCAAAATCTATAGATTTTGATATGTATCGTGGTCCCTTAAAACTTGTTAAGTGTGATGAATTAACGGGTGGATGTGGGCACGTTCAATTGGAGCATACCTTTGATCTTCCTACGATGTATGGGGAAGAATATGGGTATCGTTCTGGATTAAATGCCAGTATGGTAAAACATCTAAAATCTAAGTGTGAAAAAATTTCTAATTTTCTTGATCTAAAAGAAAATGATATTGTGATTGATATTGCCGGAAATGATGGAACATTCCTTGGATTCTTTTCACCAGAATTAAAACTGGTAAGTATTGATCCAACTTCTAAAAAGTTTTCAAAGTATTTCAAAGAACATGTAGATTATATCGCAGACTTTTTTACTGAAAAAACTTTTAGACAATTCTTTGGAGATTTTAATGCAAAGTTAGTAACTTCATTTTCAATGTTCTATGACTTAGAAGATCCTTGTCAGTTTGCTAAAGAGGTTAATTCTATTTTAGATCCCGAAGATGGAATTTGGGTTTTGGAGCAGAGTTATATGCCTGAGATGCTTCGTGCAAATTCTTTTGATACTGTATGCCATGAGCATCTATCATATTATGGAATGCGACAACTAAAATACATCATGGATCAGGCAGGATTGAAGATTATTGATTTTGAATTTAATGATGTAAATGGTGGAAGCATTTCACTTGTAGTTGCAAATAAAGACAGTAAATATGAAGAGGCAACTCAAATGTTAAATGATCTTCTTCAAGAAGAATTGGATCTTAAACTTAACACTACTGAACCTTGGAATGATTTTTCTTTCCGCATTGAAGAATGTAGAATTAAGTTTTGGCAACTTATTAACAAG